GAATTCAAATAAAGATTTTTTACAACAATTATTCTAAAAATACAACTAAAACAAAAGAATATTTTTGACTTTCAAAATAACTTTAAAACCTAGAGGTCACTTCAATAGTTACCTCTCAATAACAATCTATTTCATTCTTAGATTGCTATTGAGAAGCATCTAATCATTAAGATTAGACACCTCTTTAGGTGATTTAGAACAATTCTAGTTGCTCACAGACCGTCACGGTAGTTTCTTGTGAGTAAGCCACTACTTCTGTCGGTTCTTCTGTCTGAACTAGAAAAAGTTCTGCATCTGCAAGAAATTGTAGAGCCAATTTCAACTTATCAGAGTTATCTTCTTCACGTTCTGGACGCTCAGAATCTTCCTCGATAGGAACTTCAACAGTTTCAGTTTGAGGTTCTAATAGTTGAATTTCTTCTACATCATCTTGACTGGCTTCAAGATATTTTTCCAGTACATTTACTGAACTATCTTCAGAGCCATTCTGTTTTGAAAATTCTTCAAGAGCCTTTTCAATTTCCTCTACTGATGCGTCATTATTAAGCAAAGGTAACAAGACATTGTACTTGGCTTTTACATAGGCTAGGCGATTCTCGTCTGCAAATACACTATCTGCAACTCCTCTATCAATAATAAATTGCTGATTTTGGACAAGTTGTTCTAAGCGAATTTTAGTTATTTCAAGGTTATCAATAACATTATTGATCCGTTGAATTGTACCGACTGGAGAGGTAAAGTCAAGTTCCACAGTGTACATATTCTTACCAACAACTTTCAACTCTAATGCCTGACCTTGACGATATGGAGCATTTAATGTGAGTGCTTTAAGTTCAAATCCACGATATTTAGCCAATGTTACGAATTTAGTAGTTTCAGACAGGTTATATTGCATGTTGTATGCAAGTTGATTACCTGCCTTAGTGGTTGAGTCGGTTGTATATCCGTCTGGAAATTCCATGACAAATGGATTTTTTACAATCGTCTCGTCACCGATAGTAAACTCTTCTTTCTTCGTAGCTTTCGCCTGCTCAATATCAATATCAATCTTAGCAAGTTGACGGTTAGTAGCTTCAATACGCTCCTGCGCTGATTTAACACTCTTTTGCGAGAGTTCAAAGTCACGTTTCCATGCAACTTTACGCTTGCTCAACAAGTCCAACTCATTCTCTAACTCAATACGCATCTTCAAGAAAGGATTTCCAGTTGCAATAGCTTTGAAATCTGAAGCAGTCATAGCTTGCTCGTCGATATCGCTTGCTGAACGGACAGGAGTTTTACTAGTCATAATTTGACTAATATAACGTAGTTTAGTTTCTTGAATTTGCCATAAGTAGTTATCAAACGAACCTGTCGTGATGTAGTAGTAAATTTGTACACGATTATACAAATTTCCTTGTCTCACAATCCGTCCGTTACGTTGGATAATATCAGACGGTTTCCAAGGGACGTCGATATGATGAACTGCCTTCATGCGTCGCTGAACATTCAATCCAGTACCACCTTTTTCAGTTGAAGCAAGTAAGATACGAACTTCTCCAGCATTCATTTTGCGTTGTAGTTGCAACTTAGCATCTTTATTCTTCGCATCATGGATAAAGGCAATCTCTTCTTCTGGGACACCACGTTCAACAAGAAGATTTTTCAATTCAGAATAAATCGAAAATCCGTCAGTTGAGGGAGTACCAATGTCAGAGAAAATCATCTGAGTACCACGGTTGATAGTTTCACGTTGATAAATCTTAAAGACATTATCAACTACTTGCATAATCTTATTGTTATCTGCTAGCGTGTAACTTGTATCCAATAAGCGCATATCCGTAGCCAATTTACGTGCTTCAGAAGTAATTTTCAACATGTTATCTACCGATGGATCAACACTTCCAGTCTTGATTTTATCAGTACGTTCGACTAATTCCCCTAATTTGTCCGTTTGCGTATGGGTCATTTCAGATTTAACTGCAATCCTTTCGACATCTGGTACAGGTAAATCTAAATCTTCGGTCATTTGAATATCCGTAGTACGCTTGTAAAGGTTCATCAACTCAGGTAAGTTAGTAAACTTCGTGAAACGTTTACGAGAGATAAACTTATCCCCTGTTGTGTTGATTTCAAGGTTATTCTCAATAACTCCGAAAGCACCAACCCAGGCATCAAAGTTATCCATCCCATACTCACTCAGAATATCAGGCTGAATATAGTTCATCATCACATACATTTCACTGATTGAGTTTGAAACTGGCGTACCTGTTGCAAAGACAATATTAGTACCGCTATGCTCTTCTTGAATAGCACGGACTTTCATTTCCATGTCCATGTTTTTTTGAGCAGTTGTGTTACCAATACCAGCGACATTTCCAAGATTTGTGACTGGACGGACATTCTTGTAACGGTGAGATTCATCAACAAATAAGAAGTCAATGCCAAGCTGCTCAAATTCTACGAAGCTATCTGTTTTAGACAGTTTTCCTTCATCCAATTTTTCAATTTGTTTTGCTAAACGTGCTTCTGTACGAACAGATTGTTTAAAGGTAACACGGTCTTGTTCACTTTCAGCAAGATCCATGATGCTACGAATTTCATCAAGTCTATCTTGATAAAAAGCACGTTGACGCTCTTCAGACACCTTGATTTTCTCAAACTGGCTATGGCCAATCACGATTGCATCATAGTTATTTGAAGCGATACGTGAAATGAATAGCTTGCGTCTTGATTTCTCAAAGTCTCTTTCGCTTGTGACAAAGACTTTCTTAGTTGGGTAGAAACGTAGGATTTCTTGTCCGAATTGGGCAGTTAAACTGGATGGAACAACAAACAAAGGCTTGTTGATTAGTCCGAGTTCTTTCAACTTAAACCCAGCACTTACCATTGTTAATGTCTTACCAGTCCCTACCTCGTGGGCAAGGAGCGCACGTTTATCTTCCAGAATGCGTTGTACTGCATTCAGTTGGTGAGGACGAAGCTCGTATCCTTGCGCCAATCCCTCAATATGTAAATGACTACCATCATACTGTTTGTTGACGATACGGTTGAAACGTTTGTTAAACGTAGTTTCAACCAATTCTTTTACATCTTCGTGATTTTCTACAAATTCAAGGAACAATTTCTGCATCTTACGCTCAACTTCTCGTAGTTCAGCAGTTGCTACTTCGTTAACAACCTTTTTCTCTTTACCGTCGTCATCAGTGATAGTTTTTTCGATAGTTGGTTGGTTAGAACCTAGCAAACGCTCAAAAATCGCATGCCCTCTACTATAAACACCAGCACCTTCAGCACGTAGCCCAAGACGGATATTCGCAGCCAAGTATTCTACCTCCTTAACAAATGGTGTAGTCAGACCTCGACCAATCTTACTTGTTGCTACTGCATTCTTTGCATAGTCAAGAGAAACTTCGTAACCGCCTAGTATTTGATAAGCAAACTTACCAAGCACACAGTTCGGAATCCACATAGAGCCGATATTAAATTCCATATCAACCATTGTGATTGGTTCTGGCACTACTTCATTGATTAGTGAGAGATAGTGTTCCCAATCAGCTTTAGTATCTTTCTTATCGACCAACAGTTCTAGCAACTCTTTTTTAGTTACTACATCTCCGGAGAGGAAGCTTGTTTTAAGCTCCCATTCAAAAATACCCTGACTGATGTATTTTTTGATGTTAGGCGCTACCTCATTATAAATCTCAGCTAGTAATAACTCTTTATTTTTTGCTGGATAGAGGGTAAGCATGAAATCTAAATCAACACCTCGACCTTCTGAAAGACTGATAGATAAGGCTTTTTCAGCACTATCTACTTGCTCTAATAACTTTTTAGGACGGATTGTTGGCTCGAAAAATACTTTTGCTTTCTCAAAGACAACTTTTGTACTATCATTATCATCTAGTGCTTCTTCTTCCAGACTGGCAATTAAAGGGAATCGATCATCACGCTCAAATAAGCGAGTGTTGACTGGAATGTTGATATAACCATGTTCCTTAACGAATTTATCGTAAGTATCATTCAGTACAATCAACATAGATTGAAACTCGTCAATACTGTAATCATTGGTTGATTGAATATCAATTACAGACTGATAAGCCTCTTTAATAGCAATCATCCCTTTAACACGCGCGATTTCTTTATCTTCTAAAGGTTTCTCATAGAAATAAACACCTTTATATAGACCTTTGTTTGCGCCACGTACAGACGGTTGAGAACTGATGTAAGTGCTTGTAATCACACTTTCATCCTCTTGTCTGAGTGCTTCAAATTCTTCAATCACGCTTGAACTGTGTTTCTTATCCCATGATACAAAGTTTCCATCTCCATCCTGATAGAATGTAAGCTCTGCACCTTTCGACAAGGCGCGTGTTTCACGTCCATTGTGATATACTACTCTTCCATCTTCAAATCCGTACTCGTAAGGACGGACTGATGATTGAAATTGCTCTTTTGATGCGATAGTGACTTCAGCAAGACTATACCCTGCAAATGTAGGAGCATAGATTGTTGAAAGTCCCTCTTTAATATCCAAGAACAAGTCGGAATCTTTGTTAGGCTTAACAGATAGTGTCGCACCGTTGAAGTGACGAACCTCATATTTACCCAATACTTGATTTTCTTCAAAGTAAGGGTTAATGAAGATACGCCCTTCTTCATCCAGACTAGAACGAATGACTTCTTCAAAGAAAATATCATTGTTGCTCTTTGTCTTTAGTCTATCCTTTTCAAAGAACAAGATATCAGATGATACCTTAGTACCAGCCAACTCTTTAAAAGCAGAACTAGGTAAACGTACACCACCAAGGAATGCTACCTCATCTTTGATTTCTTTCAAGATTGAGTTAGAACGCTTATTAGCAGTACCCATAGAGGTTACAAAACCAATCACACCGTTTTCATGAAGCAAATCGACTGATTTTCTTAGGAAGTAGTCATGAATCACATAAGGCTTATCGTAGTTCATATCAGCGATACGAAACTCAGAGAATGGCACATTAGTCATGATTAAATCAAAAGGTTTACCGTCAAATTCGACTGTTTCAAATCCTTGGATAAGGATAGTTGCTTCTGGGAACAGTTGTTTAGCAATCTGGCCACTAATTGTGTCCAATTCAACCCCTACAAGAGTAGATTTCTCTTGAATTTCTTTGGGCATAGTTCCAAAGAAAATACCAGTTGCCATCGATGGATCAAGAATGTTTCCACCTTTGAAACCATTCTTGATAAGGTAGTCCCACATCTGCTCGACAATGCGAGGATCTGTATAGTAGGCAGTTAAAGAACTATGTTCCATAGCACGATATTCTTCTGGAGTTACGAGGTTTTCCAAGCGCGTGCGCTCTTCCTCAAACTTGCCTGTGTATCTATCAAAGAATACGTTAGCAAGTCCACCCCAACCGACATATTTAGCTAGGACTTCTTGTTGATCTGCAGTCGCTTGTTGTTGAGTTTTTTCTAACTCTTTTACTAGCGCTACTGCTTCTACATTAGCACGTACCTTTTCAGCGTCAGTTTTTGGGAAATTAAATCCCTTAAAGTTAAAATTTGTGTTTGTCATTCTTCCAATTTAAACAAAAGGTCATGAAATAAAATTCATAACCTTTTCCTATCCTTCCATATTATTTTAGACTGCTATCTTATGCTTTTTAGCAAATGAAAGTAACTTCTCAGAGGCTTTCCAAGCATCTTCGCTAGCGTCTTTATTTTTATTTCCTCTTAATTGAACAATCTTTCCATCACTTATTTCTAAGGTATAGAGTGGATTGTCAACCTTCTCTTTTTGACGGACAAAAACAATAACAGTTTCACCACTAGCAACACGGTCAGCATAAGTACCGACACAATGGCTTAATATTTTACCTTCTTCTTTTAACTCTTGCAATTCTTTAGGTAGGACAAAGGTATAATTACCGATAGTCTGTTCCAATCCCAAGAGTTTCTGAAGTCTTTTGTGGTATCCTTGTTTTTTGATTTCATCCTTCATGTTATTGTAGGCTTTGATTGCATCAGCATGAGCCTGCTTGAAGTTCTTTGGCATAATTCTAAAGTCACCTTCAAAAGCTACACCAAGTCTTTCAAGCATATTTCGGTAGTCCCTATATTCATACGCTTTCACTGAGTTTTTGATAACCCAATTTTGAAAACGAATCAACTTTATCCCTTTAGGAATACACTTCAAATCTTCTACATCTTTGAAGTATCTAGTGAACTCCTGCAATAACTTTATGCCTAGAGCTTTTTCAAGCTCTTTTCTAATCTTATAGTCCTCAAAACCTTCGTCTGAATTTTTGAAAACATTTTTATGTGTTCGTAAAAACTTAAACGTCAGCTTTCCCATGTGAGCATGACAATGAGTACAACTGTAACCAGACCCATATCTTATCCCACCAATCAAATCTTTGTGAATACCACGCGCATTTATTTTCTGCGCATATTCAATGATAGCTCGATATTTATAGATATGAGGCATCATCGTTGATAAACAAAAAAAATATTTTGATAAAGAAATAGATTCTTTGATTTTAGCAAAGTCTAAGTATTTTAGCGCATCATTCTTTTTGAAACGCTTGAACACATCCTCTAAAGATTGTAGTAGCCAATAGTCTGAGTAAGCTCCTCTAAAAACACCAAGCATCTTCAGTCCAGGCACATATTCTATACCGTTGTAAGAACCACTTAGTCTGATATGTTCTTTCTCAGTGAACTTTTCAAAGTTGTAAAGGGACGCATCGAAATACTCTTGGCCATTTACAAAATATTGTTGAATACGATACATCTGAAATTCAACTCTTTTCTTTGAAACTCCTACCCAGAGGAAATAGTCATGAGTATCCCAGAAATCAAGTTTGCTTTTCTTTGTCAGACGCTTTTGAATAACTTTAGCATCTTTTTGAGTGCGTTCGGAACTAACAATCTTGTCAGTTTTATTCTCCCAAATATAGATAGGGAACTTCTTAAAGCACTCGGTAAAGAAAGACTTAGGGGGTCTTAAAGCATTTTTAATATGTTCGTTGTTATAGTTAGTAAAATCAATCATTCTACTTCACCTCCGAACAAATCAAATGTCACTTGCCCACCTTTTTCAATTCTGAGATTTTCGTCCTCTTCAACTACTTCCAGCACCTCTTCGACTTTTGGAACTGAAGCTAATTTTCTACGTAGTAAATCACTAGCAGTCAGATTGGCCACAGGTTTTGGTTTCTCAACTTCAATATGTTCTAACTTGAAGTATTCAACCACCCACTCAAAAACTTTCGTGTGATGCACTGCTGCACCACGCACGCCATCTACCTTATGTTCCATTGACTGGTATTGCTGAAAAGCAAGATCATATGCGTATTGATACGCTCCACCAATCGAGCGACCTTCTTTTAAAATACCAGTCACTAAATCGATGTCATAAGGCAACTCGTCACAAAGTAAATTGTGAATCAAGTCAAGGTCTGGTGAGTGTGGCTCACTCAGTTCTTCCAAAAGTTTAGCTTCAGCTAAAGTAAGCATAAACTCATTCACTACTGCTTCTTTTTCAATAACATTTACATTTTCCATTTTTTCTTCCTCCTGCCTATCATTCTGACTTGATAGGTTTCCAATTAAAAAAAGACTATGCGCGTGTGTTATCAGTTACATAGTCTTTACTTCCAATGATATTTTAAAATTTATGTGCTTGAACAACGTGTGTCATAGCCTCTTTACTCAATAAGAAATCATCTAGTCCTTTCCCAACTTCCCAAGTAAAGACAAAGACCTCTTTGTTCTTATCTTGTTGGCGAATATATTCGATAATTTGCTTTAGGTAATTAAAGACTGCATCATTATCCTTAAAGTCACTATCAAATGCGAGATATACTTTAGCAAATGTAGTCTTTGACTTCAAGTTATATGCAACCTTCTTCCAAGAGTTGACACCAGCCATTGCAATTACCAAAGTTGAACCCAACTTCGCTAATCGAGAGTTTGGAACTTGTGTAGCGATAATATCGCCCTTCAGCAATCCTTCAGTTACAATGACATTTTGACAAAGTTCAACAAGTTTGACTAAACCGTTTCCATCGTTGTCGAATCTAGCTTGCGCCAGAACGTTGTCTGGAAAAGCATAGTGTGGAACATTCTTTGCACCACAACCATACTCTTTAGATGAGGTAGATAGCCAAACATACTTTGCAGACGATTTGATCTTAAAAGATAAGCCATTCGGAAACGTTAGTTGTTTCTTTGAAGTTACCCCTTGAGAATATACATCGTAGTTTGGGAACATGTAAATCGTGTACTGGATTTCACCTTTACCAGCACTCTTTACAATTACCCTTGCCTTGTCTTTCCAATTAGAATTAACTTCAGCTCTATATTGCATAGAATCTTCGTCAACTCTAATTTGCCCTCCGATAATTTGTCCGAACTCATTTCTGTTTGGAATAAAAATCCCATAATGAGTTGGCATAAAAATCGGCGTTTGGTTTTTAGTATCATACCAGAACCCAGCAACACCTTTCCAAGCGTCACGTGGTAAGCCATTTTGTTCAAACAAATCTTCCCAGATAGTTTTACCGACAATCTTATCGCCAATTTTTTCTGTTTTCTTGATTTGCTTTTTCATGGTCATAGCTGTAAAAGAGGTGTAACCTCTTAGGTATGTCTGATCCAAACTAAAACCTCGTGAAATCATGAGGTGTGTAAGGTGTTCATCACTCAATCCGAACACTCCAATCACCAAAGAATATACCTTATGTAAGATATTCGCTGGTGCAGACTCTAATTGTGGAATTTCCACGATCTGCACATCCTTGGCACTTGTACCATCAATGATATACTCGGTAGCACCTGCAAGACTAGGTTTCTCCTCGTCTAATTGTCTACAACAATAAGCCTTTTTGAAATTCGATGCAAGAAAGCACCAGTCAGGCTTTTGGCAAATAGGACAAGGGTTTGCTCTATCTACACGCAGAAACGATTGTTTACCAATTTTAAAATCTTTCATTTTTATTTTCCTCCTTGCCCTTCTGGGCTTCTTTTATTCTTCCATGAGATAATATATCCTTAGCACCTGCCCATTCAATATTACC